CTGGTCAGCATCTCCGTGGTCCTAACAAGCAGTTTGCTTGGAAGGGATCGGCAAAGGGTGCTGAGCTTTTTGGACAGAACCTATGGAAGAATGGCGGCAAGCGTCTGGTCATTACCGAGGGTGAGATCGACTGCATGACTGTCAATCAGGTACTTGGCGGTACATGGCCTGTCGTATCCATCCCAAATGGAGCGCAGTCTGCTGCCAAGTCTATCCGCGATAACCTTGAGTTCATCAATTCATATGCAGAGGTTGTCCTTTGCTTTGATATGGATGAGCCGGGTATCAAGGCTGCTAATGAGGTGGCTGAACTGTTGCCTCCGGGTAAGTGCAAGATTGCCAAGCTTCCCTATAAGGATGCTAATGAGTGTCTTGTCAATGCCCAGACCAAGCAGCTTGTGTCTGCTATCTGGGAAGCTCATCAGTATTCCCCCGATGAGATCCTACATATCTCCAAGATCGTGGATACTTCTGAGACAATCACTGCTACAAAGGTTTACCCCTTCCCATATGATGGACTATCTGAGTTCCTCATTGGGCAGCGTGGTGGTGAGATTACTTTATGGGCATCAGGTACAGGTTCAGGTAAGTCTACTATCTTGCGTGAGCTTATGATGCACCATCTATCAGAGGGCCGAAGCGTAGGTTGCATCATGCTTGAAGAGTCTCCGCAAGAGACTATGGATGACATGATTAGTCTTATGCTTAACAAGCCAGTCCGTGCTATTCGTGCCTGCCGCATGATGAATGAACTGCGAGTACAGATGGGTAAGAACCCAATCAATATGCAGATGATTGATGATCTTACTGATGACGAGTACTACACTGCTAAGCGTAAGCTGAGTGAGACTAGCTTCTATATCTACGACCACCTTGGCAACAACGCAATGCAGAATCTACTTGCTCGTATGGAGTTCATGGCTGTATCGCTTGGTGTTCAGGTCATTGTACTTGATCATATCACGGCAGCTGCTGCTGGTCTGATGGGTATGCATGACAAGGATGTAGAGGGTGGTGGTTCAGAGCGTATCATTATTGATACACTTATGAAGGAACTACGCGCCTTGGCTGTCCGAACTGGTGTGCATATCGACATCGTATCTCAGCTCAAGAAGTCTGAAAAAGCCTATGAGGAAGGTGATCGTATCACGCTTCAAGATCTGCGTGGATCAGGTGCGCTTGCTAGTGTACCTAATACAGTGATTGCACTAGAGCGTGACAGACAAAACGCTGATGATAAAATTGCTAATACTACTATTGTTCGTGTACTTAAGAATCGACTGACAGGTAGGGCAGGAATTGCTGCGACCTTATTCTATGACCATACTACAGGTCGCCTCAAAGAGATCGGCTTTGCCGTTGCTGAGGATGGCTCATTAGTATTTGAACCAGAGGAGAACTAAATGAAAGTATGCGTCCTTGACATCGAAGGTAACGGATTAGGAGAGCTTGTGCTTGACAGCAAGGGCAAGCCATATACAGAAGCTACAAGAGTCTTATGTGCCGCAACGAAGGTCAATGACGAGGAACCCATCCTTTGGCTAGAACACCAGATGAAAGATCTGGTCAAGTACCTTAGTGAGATGCCCGTAATTATCGGGCACAATATCTGGGGCTACGATTTTCCCGTAATGCGTAGACTGTACGGGATGGCGCGACCGAAATGCATTGTTGATACTTTAGTTATCAGCAAGTTAATGTATCCAGACATTAACAACCACCCAATCGGTGACAATTCGCTGGAGTCTTGGGGCAAACACCTAAAGTTTCCCAAGATGGATTATACTGGAGGCTGGCAGCAATACTCAGATGAGATGGGTACTTACTGCCTACAAGATGCTCGTTTAGGCATGGCTATCTATCAAGCACAAAAGCCATTCATCACTAAGAACAAGGAGCTTGTTCGTTTTGAGAGTAGTGTGTCTGAAGTTTTAATGGAGCAAGTAGAACATGGATTTAATTATGACCGCGATGCTGGAGATCGGTTGTATCAAACACTTATGCTTGAAAAGCTTGGTATCGAAGATGAAATGCGTCAGATCTTTCCTGACCGAATCATCATCCGACACTCAGAGAAGACAGGCAAGAGGCTAAAGGACAAGATCGAAACCTTTAATCCCGGTAGCCGACAGCAGATTGCTGCTCGTCTAACTGAGAAGTATGGGTGGGAGCCACCGCTAACTGACAAGGGTAATCCAAAGGTAGACGAAGCAGTGCTTGCTACTCTGGAATATCCCGAAGCAAAGAAGCTGACTGAGTACTTCAATACGGTCAAACTTATGGGTATGGTTGAGGATTGGAACACTAGAGCAAACAGCAGCAGAGATACCCGTATCCACGGTAATATCAATGCACAAGGTGCTGCTACTGGTCGTTGCACACACAGCCAACCTAACATTGCACAGGTAAGTGGTGATCATCGTGCAAGAGAACTGTGGGTTGCAGACCCCGGTGATGTAGTTGTAGGTGCAGACTTGTCTGGCCTTGAGCTGCGTATGCTTGCTCACTTTATGGCGAAGTACGACAATGGTGAATATGCAAAGGTTCTACTGACTGGAGATATTCATACCCACAATCAGCATGCTGCTGGTTTGTCTAGTCGTTCCTTAGCCAAGTCGTTTATCTATGCCTATCTCTATGGTGCTGGCGATAAGAAGATTGCTATGGTTTGTGACTGCTCTGTGGATGCTGCTCGTAAACTGCGTGATCGGTTCCAGAAAGAAATCCCTGCACTTGCTAAAGTTCAGGATGCTGTCCGTTTTGAAACTATCAAGACAGGTAAGGTTCGACTGCCTGATGGTAGGCTGGTTCCGGTACGCAGCGAACACGCAGCCCTTAACACCCTGCTGCAAGGCTCAGGAGCCATCGTAAGTAAGTACTGGATGGTAGAGGCCAGCAAGGAAGCGATGCGCCACAGGGCACACCAGCTGGCTTATATCCATGACGAACTACAATACTCTTGTCCTAAGTCTTGTGCCGACGATTTCGGCAAGGCTGTTACTGCTGCTGCAACCAAGGCAGGAGAGTTACTTAATCTAAACATTCGTATTGATGCCGAGTATCGTGTCGGCAATACTTGGGCAGAAACCCATTAAGGAGTTACAATGGAAGGACTAACGATTTATATTGCAGGCCCGATGCGAGGATATCCAAGCCACAACTTTCCTGCATTCTATAATGCGGAACAAAAGTGGTCAAAGAATCCAATGGTCAAGCGTATCTTTAATCCAGCAAGAATGGATGAGGATGAGGGCTTTGATCCTAGCACGGCTGAAGATTCAAAGGATCATCTCCGCTCATGCATGGAAAGAGATATTAATGCAATACTAGCATCGGACGCTTTAGTTATGCTTCATGGATGGGAACATTCAGAAGGTGCAAGAGTTGAACACTCACTCGCAACCTATCTAAAGATGCCTATCTATTATGAAAGTTAAGGCTGAGATTGCGTTCTATGACTTTAAGCCGCTCCAGAAAAAATGGTATTACATCATTCGTTTACTTTCTTGGAGCCGTCATACTCACGCTCATATTGAGTTCCGTTTAAAAGAACCCTTTGCGTTTATTGTGAATCACAATAGTAAGATACGCGCCCTAAAGTTGGAGCTACTACTACAGATGGGAGTGAAGAAATATTACTCTTATGATTTAGGCGAGCTTGATATGAATGAACTAGATATTATTTATGCTGATACTTATATTAAGCTCAACATCTGGAAGATGATTGCCTATCAAATTGGTGGTAAGTTTCTTGGAATGAAACAACCAACTAGCTGCGTAACTTTTATTTGTGATTATCTACGGTTTCATGGTTGGGAAACGCCTAACCTTTTTACACCTAAAGAACTATGGGAGATTCTACATGATAGTAATAATGTTAGGTGGTCCCGCCCGTGTGGGAAAGACAACACTAGCAAAGTGGTTAAGTGAGTATGCCTATAACAATGGCTACACCCCAATCCTATTACCGTTTGCTCAGGCACTAAAGGATGAAGCAAAAGAAAAAGGATACACTAAAGAAAAGAATTCTGAAGAGTATCGTTTGTTTTGCCAAACCCTAGGCTCATCCATGCGAGAGCAGGATGAAGACTATTGGGTAAAGAAGTTTAGAGATAAGGTTAAGTTCATCTACGAACAAGAACAGAAAGCACTTAAGTCTGATCCAGACACATGGCACGAAAAGGTTATTATCGTTGATGATTGTCGTTACATGAATGAGATTGCCTGCGCCCGTGACCTACGGGCATTGACTGTGTTCATTAGTGCATCAGGTCGTGAACTGGAAGACCATGATGCAGAGTGGAGACAGCATGAATCCGAAGAGCTAGCCAACAAGATTGAGTCTGGCGATAAGGATTATAATGAAGTGTTCCACTATGTAATTAAGAATGAAGGTACTCTTGAGGAATACAAAACAAAGTGTACTAATAGATTTGAAGAGTGGTTCCATATAACTGCTGAATCCCTTCTTGATAATCTATGTACATGTGAGCTTTGTACTTCATCTAGAGATGACCGAGAGCCAGACCCAGAAACTATCATCAAGCAAATTATTGACATGATTATTAACCAAGGAGATGATAATGACAACACTAAGCAGCACAAAAAGACCTGAGACTGCTATCCTAGATGGAGATATCCTATGCTATCGTGCTGCTTTCTGGGCCGATCAAGAGGGAGTGGATGAGTTACCAATGCGTATTGAGCATGACATTCAGGCATGGACACCAGTAGGTGTTAAGAAAGTGTTCATCGCTATGTCATGTTCCCGTAAGGATAACTTCCGCAGAACATTCTGGGAATCCTATAAGGCCCACCGGGATGTAAAGAAGCAGACTCCAGACTGTATGGACTATTCCCTAGAGCTTATCAGGAAGCACGATATCGTAGAAATCCCTACTCTAGAGGCGGATGATATCATGGGTATGGGGGCTTCCTCCGGTAAGTCTTTGGCTGTGACCATCGACAAGGATCTACGGTCTGTACCCGGATGGCATTGGAACCCCGATAAGGAAGCCGATCCTACCTTTGTGGATGACTACACGGCGGATCTAAACTTCCATAAGCAATGGATTACCGGAGATACGACCGATAATATCCCCGGTATCTGGAAGTGGGGGCCAGCCAAGGCTGATAAGTGGTTGAAATATATACCCCAATATAACTGGACGGCTGCTGTTCTGGCGGCTTATGACCAAGCCAAGACCCAAGATGGCGGGAAGTACGACTATGAGTACTGTTTGGCTATGGCTAGATGTGTGCGTATTTTACGCGATAATGAATTCGATAAGAAAACTAAAACAGTTCGACTATTTAGCCCAATAGTTGGAGCTACTAAGACTGATAACCAAGGAGATACTAATGGAGACTAATGTTACTTGCTATGATGCTGAGTCAGGAACCTATACTGATCCTAATCAATACAATATTCAATCCTATAACCACAGCCCACAGGGTATACCTATGGTATCCCATGATCCCCGCTGTAAACCAGAGTATAAGACTACTGGTGCTGCGGGTGCTGATCTAAAGGTGGCTTGTGATGTATTCCTAAGTGCCAAAAGTGTCCACTTAGTATCTACAGGTATCAGCATGGCTATTCCTTCTGGTTATGTTGGTCTTGTATTTGCACGATCAGGTCTGGCAAACCAAGGTGTTACCTTAAGTAACTCCGTTGGTGTCATTGATTCTGATTATCGTGGTGAGATTCTTGTATCACTTGTTAACAACAGTGCTATGACTGTCGCTCTAAGTAAGGGTGATCGTGTTGCACAAATTGTATTTGTTCCAGTAACTCAGTTCCCTTTCATCTCTGTCGATAAACTTCCAGAGACTACAAGAGGAACTGGTGGTTTTGGAAGTACAGGTTTATAAGAATCTAGCCGTTTAAGAAGGACAGACATGGATACATTCCAACAATTCATTGCAGTCAGCCGATACAGTCGCTGGCTACCAGAAGCTAATAGACGAGAGACTTGGGACGAGACAGTAGATCGTTGGTGGAACTACTTCACTGCGAAGGTTCCCTTCCTATCAGAGCGCCCAGACATTCGGGATGCAATTCTAAATCTAGAAGTGCTACCTAGTATGCGCGGTCTTATGACTGCAGGGCCAGCTCTTGATAGAGATCATACTGCTCTGTACAATTGCTCTTATCTGGAGATTGATTCAATCCAATCATTCTCCAACCTAATGTATATTCTAATGTGTGGTACAGGTGTAGGCTATAGTGTCGAACGCCGCTGCACAGATAAGTTACCCTCTATCCCAACAATCCACAAGCAGTTTGATACTGTGATGTATGTTGAGGATAGCCGTGAGGGTTGGTGCGATGCGCTCTATCAGCTCATCGACAATCTCTACAAGGGTAATCATTATAAGTGGGACACAAGTAAGGTGCGTAAGTCTGGTGAAAGACTTAAGACATTCGGTGGTCGTGCAAGCGGCCCCGCTCCACTTGAAGAAGTGTTCCGCTTTGTTACTCAGACATTTTACAAGGCACAAGGCAGGAGACTATCTCCGCTAGAGTGCCACGATATCTGCTGCAAGATTGCACAGTCAGTCATTGTGGGTGGTGTACGCCGCTCTGCCATGATTAGCCTGAGTGATCTAGCCGACAGAGAGATGGCTAATTGCAAGAGTGGCGCATGGTGGGAACAGTCTGGTCATCGTGCCCTAGCGAATAACTCAGCAGTCTACAATGGTAGACCATGCATGGGACAATTCCTAGAGGAATGGACAGACTTGTTTAACTCCCATAGTGGAGAGCGTGGCATCC